AATCCTCAGAGGCAGCCACTTCAACTTTACCACCAAGAATGTCTTCAATCTCCTCTGCTTCATCATCCTCAAGAGTACCATTGTCTGTGAGGATAGTAAGCAGTCTGGAGAGTGCAGCTCTTGCCTTAGTATCTACACACTCAGCAGTGCCAGCCTGTTCTTTAGCTTCCTCCTTTTTGGTTTCAGCTACTTCCTCTCTCTTTGCAGGAGCAGCAGGTGCAGGCTTAGATACAGACTTCTCATTTACAAGTGCAATAAGGTCAGCAGTCTTACACATAGTGAAGTTCTTGCCAAATCTCTTTACACACTCTTCCTGCAAGCCATTTGCCTTGATTGCAGCATAAGCATCTGCTCTGCTCATGTCTGCACCACTTCTGATTTTCTTGTTAGTATTGGTCAGCATGAATACCAACTCATTAGTAGTCTGACCCTTGTAAGGCACATCATGAGGAAGAACCGAAGCATTATCCTTCAATTCTACTTTGGAAGTACCTTCATAGAAGGTCATACCATCATAGTCAATACCATTCTGTCTCAAGTCAGCTTTCAATTCAGCCAAAGTAGTAGCTGCTGACATGATTACACTCTTCTTCTGATTTCTCGTAGAAACAACTGTAATTTTTCTTGCTTCCATTGCATTGTTTTTTTATGTTAGACACTTTTGTTAATGAACAGACCTATCATGATTTCTTTGAACTTTTCTTTGTCTTGAAGAGAATGATACAGGTCTGAAATATCCTTCCCTCCTTCAAATTTAGGTAATACTATATTAGTGAACCCAGTTGATGCTGACAGTTTCTCTCCATCTATGAGACCAGCTTCATCATTATCAAATAAGATAAATACTTGCTTGTATCTTCTTTTGAGTTCACTAATAGCAGTATCACTCATTTTGTATCCCTCACCTTGAATAGCCAAAGCAGGAATACCAGTATTAGCCCATAGACAAAGTGCATCCTTGAGAGATGAGCAGATACATATTCTCTCCCCATACTCAGGTACTTTTGTCCATAGGCTTATTACTGATGTGTCATGTTTGTTACTCCACTTGTAACCATCCTTATTGAATGGTTGGTAAATTTTGAGAGTAACCTTACCCTCTTTATGCTCCACATAAGCATAGGCATATCTATCAGCACCAAACACATATTTATGACCATCTTTTATGACAATCTTATGTGATATGGGGTAAACTTCTGCATATTTAAGCCATTTAAAGGTTATCCCATAGGATTCCCAGTACTCAATGTCATATTTCCTCCACTCCCTGACCTTACATTGAAGGTCAGTAGTCTTGCTATAACTGTTTATAGTCATTACATTATAGGGAGTATATGATTTAATATGAGAACCTACCTTAAACTTGGACATATCCTCATTAACTCTCTCAAGAACCTCTTTATAACTGCAATTCCACATCTGACCAAGCAGGTCAAATATACCTCCTCTGTCTCTTGTAGATAAATCAGTATAGAATATTCTCCTGCCATCAATAGAATATAAACCAAATGATGGTCTTCTGTCCTCCCTCAGAGGAGAGTGAATTATACAAGGAACCTCTGTAACACCCAAGTAGTATGACAGAATATCTGCTTCTGTCACTCTACTTAGGATGTCTTCAAGGCTCACAGAACTCTTACCAGAACTGAATGCCATATCTTATGCCTCACAAACTTTATTATATACCAAACCAAGGAGAGGGAGCACCTGTACTTGGTGCATCAAATGGCATATCACCATCATCTGCACTACCACTGAAATCAGTGGACTCAACTGCATACTCCTTCAAATCACACACACTGAACTCTGTAGTAGGATAAGCACCAGCAGCTTTTTTCTTCTGCAATTCCTCATCCAGCTTGCTGTAATCAGTGATATTGTTCTTCAAGAACTTCTGAGTATAAACAGTCTGATACTGCTTATTATCATCAGTAGTTCTTACACCGAACATACACTTAACCTTATTCTTAGGCTGAAGTGCAATCACATTTCTCAGCTCGGAGAAATCTCCCTTGAAGTAGTCCTGAATCTTGTCAAGTCTTGCTTCTGCCTCAGACTTGTCTTTCAGTTCAACTACCTCACCATTCTTCTTTCTGTAAGACTTGTTAGGGATATTCAGATAAGCCTTGATAAAGCCAGTGAGTTCCTCTTCACCAATAAATGCAGGTCTGAAGTCAGCAGGCTCAAACCAACTGAGACTCTCAGGTACTCTACCTGCCTTAGCATCCTCAATAGGAAGCCAAGTAGTCTCACTATACTTATTGATTACCTGTACTTTGCTACCATCTCTGTTGTATCTTACCTCCTTAGCAAGGAAGAAAGATACCTTAGTCTTCATGTCAATGCCATTAGACTTCTCAGGGTCAGTCTGCACAATGAAATCAAGTCTCACCTGAGGTACTTTATACTTAGCACCTTCCTGACCAATCTCAGTCTCACCCATATACTCAGGGGCATTCTCAAACTCTGTGTCATACAGTTTCTCAAGCTCTGCCTTAGAAGGATTTACTGCCAGTACAAATACAGGAGCAACTCCAATGTATCTCTTTACTACATTACCTTCTGTGGATTCCTTACCAGTGGCAAATGCCATGAACAGTTTATTAGTTTTATTATTCTTATTCATATCTAAAATTGATTTTGATTGTTGTTTTTTTTTTTTTTTTTTTTTTTTTTTTTTTTTTTTTTTTTTTTTTCTCTTACTCTTCAGAGGTCTCACCAGACACTTCATTGAAAGGATTGGTAGGGTCAATAGGTGCTTCCTCACCTGCCTTCACCTCAACCTCAGGAGCTGTCTCAGTGTCATCCACCTGCTCAGCAGTAGCACCTTCAATATCCTCTGCTGCAACAGGAATTACAGTCTCAGGATATTTCAGTACATACTTAGTAACCTTTACAGGTTTACCATTCTTATCTACTGCACCAGTAGTCTCAATGACCTTTTCAACAAGGTCTTCAGTACTATAACCACCAGTCATGGTCTTGATAGAAGCCTCATACTGCTCCTGCATAGTATCAAGCTGGTCATACTCAGCCTGAAGAGCATCAATTTGCTCTTTCAACTTTGCTTTCTTAGATACCATAGGATTTACACTCTGTGCAGTTCTCTTGATAGTTGCAATCTCAAATTTACTGAACTTTTTCATGTCTTCTTTTATTAAAATATTGTTATTACTTTTCCTTTTGCATCTGTTAAAGTACAAATACTAAACTTCTTTTGAAAGTATTCTAAAGCAATTGAGAAAGGTTTCATTATCTTGCCTGACCTCAATAGAATCATGACAAATTGTTGTGACATCAATACATCTTTACCTTTCTCAATGCAATAGTCTACTGTAACTTTGAACATATCTTCAGTTCCCAGATACCCTGAGTTAATCTTTCGGGTTAATGAAAGGATTTCATTCCTATCCATTATAATACTCATTGACCTTAGCTACTACAAGTCCAAGGTCATTAGGAATGTATAACTCAGGGAACATTCCATAAGGAGATTTGGGAGAAGAAATGAACTCATCCTCATTGGTAATGAACTCTTTCACAATCTTCTTCTGACCTGCATCAAATCTTGACCTACCTACGAGAGTAACATCAAATTTGCCTTCAGGAGTTACATACTCATCAACCATCTTGCCAGTGGTCTTCATCTTCAGATAGATTCTGCCATCCTGCTGAGGAACTTCCTCTCCATGAGCTAAGATAATGATATTCTTATCACTATCTCCATACTTCTCAATAGCAGAGAAGATTTTACCCATGAAGTATCCAATCTTCTTAGGAGTATCCCATCCACCTTTCAGAGCATTATCCATGTAGTAATCCTGCATAAGATAATTGAAGTCATCAGTCACAATATTCTTGTATGGACTTTGAAGTAACTGTTCAAGAAGAGTTGCTACCTCCTCTGGGTTATTGGAGATATACCTGTTTCCTGTAGCCACTTTACCCTTCTGTGCTACCTTGTACAATTCCCTACTCTTGGGGAAAGTCAAAGGCTTTGAGGTAACACTGATTACATAGGTCTCCTTGGGGTTTAAACCAACATGGTTCAACTCAGGTACTTGACCTATACTGAAAGTTTTACCAAAACCTGACTTTGCAAGCACTAAAATTCTACTCATCTGTCTTTGTTTTATCTATTATTAAATACATTTGCAAAGGTATGATATTAAATCCACCTATGCAACTTTCCAACTATCTTTTTAATTGCAAAACTAAAGAAAGACTTATTGGTCTTCCTTCCCTTGAGAGATTCAATATAGTTATATACATGCTGCAATCCCTCCTTATCCTCTGGTCTGGGTAATTCATTGAATGTACTTACTGCACCATCAAAGAACAAAGGGCATATCTGACCACTAGCACCATAATCTCTATCTTCAATCACTTCCATGAATCTGATATGATTCCTGAACTTGGTTATATCATATCCCTCATACTCTCTCAAACCATACTTGAAAGGACTATACAAGCCAATGACCATATTGGCATCTCTTGTGGTAGTTTTACAATCTGCAAGACCATCAGAAGAAGGTTTCATCTTATTCAGCTTTTGATTCTCAATGCCTTCTTGTGCTTGAGCCTGATGTTGAATGAGTACAAAGATGTAACTTAACTGATTTCTGAGTGTAATGCCATACTTACTCATCTTATCAATAGTCTCCATCTTCTTCATTCCACTCTCATTAGCCAAGTTGGAAGCATTGTCTATGATGATTATCCTATACTCCTCAGGGTCATCAGGTGTATAAGGATTGATAGGGTCAATTACCTTAACCTCTCTCAATCCATCAGTCAGTTTGTCCTCCCTCATCTCTTTTCTAAAGTTCAAGTGACCATGTGTAAGAGCATAGTCTCTACAGTACTTGTTGATTCCTGTAGGATTCCTCTGGTCATCCACATATATCACCATATTCTCAAATGCCTTGATATACCTTTGATACCTCTCAGTCTCAAGTAATTCAAGAATCTTCTCATCAACAGGATGGTCTTGGTCAGTACTCTTCAGCTCAGTAGGAGATATTTCTATCCCATCTAATCTGAACAGCAAATGACAAAGGAACTCATTATACTTTTCCTCTGGACTCATCTCCAAAGTAAAATAGAGTACCTTTACTCTCATCTCAGAATGTTCCAATGCAAAGAACAAAGGTTCATAGATAAACAAATGGTCACAAAACTTAGACTTACCAATCTTCTGATTGGCTGTTACCACTATGAACTTCTTCTTCTCAATACCCGGAACCCATCTTCTAAATCTTACAAAGGAGAAAGGAATACAGTTGTATAAACCCTTCTCAACTCTTTCCTTTCTAACCCTAAGATTGTGCATGACTTCTTGGAATGTACTCATATTAACTTAAACTTGAAGTCCAATCATTTCTTAAATCCTCTTCATGACCACTATTCTCAATGTAACTAATTAATTCTGAGTCACCCTCAACCTCACCATTTGCACCAACCTTCTCCTTGAAGATAAAGTACTTCAGCAATCTCATATACTGATAATTACCATTGAATCCTTGCACATACTTCTCTGCTGCTTGGATTATTTGCTCATCAGTAAATTTATTGCCATACTTCTTAAAGAACAGTTTTAGTCTCCTCACAATTAAGGCTACTCCCTCTGCCCAATAATAGTTAGTACCATCTTTCTTGCCTTTAGGAAATATCTCTTTGAGCCTTGTAGCCAACTGAATCAATCTATCCTGTGGCTCCTGCTCTTTATCAGAATCCATAATGACAAAATCAAGCACCTCAGTGCCCTTGTTTGTGAGTCTCCAGCCTACTTGCTGGAACAAATCATTCCTTTCTGCTGTTATGAGACCTTTTTGAATTAAAGCCTTTTCTGCCCTTTCCAAGTCAGCCTTATTGTGTATTACCAACATCAGTAAAGCCTCATCTATGGTTATGCCATTCTGTTGAGCAGCCTTCTTATTTAAGCATACTGTTGTCATAGCTCTAAATCTATTAAGTTATCAACTTCAGTTATGTACTCCTCATTGATTCCCTCAAGAACATTCTCCAGATATTCTGTATCCCTTGTATCCTTGTAATAGAATATGAACTGAATAGGGTCAGTAGCCCTTAGGCTACGCCCAAACTTCTGTACAAATGCTCTCTCCTGACCATCAAGTTGTACAATTACACCAGCCTCAATATCAGTGAGATTCTGTCCTTCCTGCAACATTCCAACAGCAAATAGATTATCTATCTTCTTGGTATTGAAGTCATCTATGATGTCTAAAGAGTTGTCTTTCTTTGAGTGGATTGCATTCTTACCACCAAGTAACTCAGCCTGTTCTATACTTGTGCAGAAACAGATAAATCTCTTATCTCGAATCTTATGTAGTAACAGCCTTACTGCCTGAGTTTTAGACTCCCCAAGGAATCTCTTTCTCTTTGAACCAACCTGAAGCCATTTGTTCTTAATGAACTCCTGTCTGGTTCTAAAGAATTGACTTCTCCAATACTCAAATTGGTCAGATAGATAATCATACTTCTGTTGTTGTGTACAGGAAATTTCCAGTGTCACATTAGGGTACTTGTTTTTATTCTTCAAGTACTCCCATCTTTCATGGAACTTGCACTTGTAAGTGACTCTCTTTTCCTTCTTACCCCACTCCTCTATGATTGTACAATTAGGGTATGTACTATCAAGAGTCAATGGAATAAGATAAACTTTAGGAGCTGGTAATATTCCCCACTCAATAGCCTGTTTGAGAGTAACCTTTGATGTAACAAATTCCCCAAAAACTCCAGTTACAGCCTGCATTACTTGGTCAGGAAGAGTAGCAGATAGCAGAATTATGTTTTGAGCATGAAGTTCAGTGAGCACATCCATCCTCAAATCAGAGCCAAGATGGTGGGCTTCATCAAAGATAACCAAATCCCAATAACTGTTCCTATACTTCTTCAATGAAGCATAGCACTCCATTACCACATTGTCTGTCCTTAATCCCCACCTATCAAACTCTATCTTCCAATTGGACTTATGTGCAGTTTCTGCAACTACCAACAACACATTGAGGGGTTCTTCATACTTCTCAAATTCTTTATCTGCCAGATAATTAGCCATATCAATAGCCATTTTGCTCTTACCTAATCCTGTGCACCATTGTAATGCAACTCTATTGCTTCGCTTAATTAGTGGTAGAGACTGTATCTGTAGTTCTTCTTTTGTCATATTGATTTACTGTTCTTTTCAACTTGTTAATGTACTCAGGGTCTTCTGCATACCCTATATCTGATAAAAACTTGTAATAGTCATTCGGAGGTTTATACCTATCCTGTATGAAGTCAAGATAGGCAACCACACTCTCTGACCAGTGGTCAAATTTATAGTAGCTCTTGGTTCTGCTATTGTACAGACCAAATAAGTTATTATACTCTCTATACACCTTTGACCTAAAATGTCCTGTCTCAAGAATTGCTTGTGCATAGACTATTTCAGGGTGTTTTACCCCATAATAGTCCATCACAGCAATTAAGTCTTCCTCAGGATTTCCTGATAACAGAAACTCTGGCTGCACTAATTTGACATCCACCACCTCACATTGAGGCAGGTCATCTCCCTTGTAGTGGTCTGAGAGCACTATAGCCCCCAGACCTAATACTGCAAGAGAAATGAGTACATTAAATACTCTTTGTTTCATATCTTCTTGTTTAATATTTCTTTTATTGCCAACAGTCTTTTAGTTACCCAATTATTCCCATTTAATGAGAACACATGAGTCTCACCACCACATTCTCTGGGGTCCCATACTGCATGTACAATGTAGAAAACAAGGAAAGCTACAAATGCTGCAATGTTTACAATAGGGATAAGATACACAAGTACTATGAGCAGTAATGCCCATACAGGTAACTTGAGGTCATACTCCTCTTGTAATTCAACATAGTAGTCACTATCATATACTTTGACATGAGTATCTTTGAGTACACAGACAGTAGTGAGAATAAATATGATAGCTATAATAATCCACCACATACTATTTACCTGCTATATCTTTGAATAATGTAGGCATTGTACCATATACAGGTAGCTTACCATCCCATTTATCAAGCATCATCTGCTGTACAATCAAAGGAGATAAGGATGCAGCAATCTTTCTATTATACTCTGCTTCTGCATCACCCTTGATTTTCAAAGCCTGTGCTTCACCATCTGCTGCTGCAATCTTCTTCTCAGCTTCTGCCTTAATCTTCAATACCTCATTCTGTGCTTTCTGAGCCTCTTGAACTGCTGCATTCTTTGCATCAATAGCATTTACAAGAGTCTGAGGATATTGCAGACCTGAAGTCATCTGCTCCAATTGAAAATTCTCAGCAAGTAACTCCTTAGCCAGTCTATCTTCAATAGCTTTCTCAAACTCTTCTCTCTTGCTTACCAGTTCATCAGTAGTGTAATTATTCAACTGGATTCTGAAAGCATTCCTTACATAGTTGTACAGAGTTGTATTGATAACCTCGGTAATATCCTCCTTCCTATACTTCTTGAATACCTCAGCAGATTTGCCATCTACAATTTTTAAGGAGATAGTAGGGTCTACTGTAAATGAGCTACCATCTTTGGCATTGATACTGAATGGAGCATAGTCCACAGTCTGTACAAATGTAGGATACTCATATACAGCAGTAGTAATGGAATTATACCATACTGCACCAGTGACAAGAGTAATGTCATCCACTCCCTTGTCATCACCATAAAGGTTCACTTTGATGCCTTCATAACCAGCATCCACCCTCTCATAACCACAAGAGGTGAACATCACACTTGTCATCACCATAAAGGCAAACAAAAGACTTGTAATAAACTTACTTTTCATGTTTTCTTTTAATTTATTGTTAAACATTTGGTTTCTTTCTACAACCTATCAAACTCTTCTTATACCCTTTGACATCAGCAAGCTCAAGTCTAAAGAAACATACTCCCCTTTCCCACCTGTATCTTTGGTCTTTGAGCCTACTTAGTTTCTTGAGCAATTCTTCACCTTGTTTTACTTTTTCTTCAGTCATTTCTTGTTGAGTTTAATAGTTGTTAGACATTTTGTTTTGATTGAGATAACTATTATAGCCACCACAATAAGAAACCCAATCACATTTCCTATTGTATTAGGCATTGTCATCATACTAAATCCTACATTAAGTAGGATTATAAATAAGATAACCCATACCACCAGCTTACTTATTGTACTTGTTTTCATACTCCTTTTAATAAAATTGCATTTCTTGTTGGGATTTGTATTTAGTAATGAATATCATATCAGACTTATCTCTCATAAAATCAAAAGAATCAACTATTTCATAAGTAACTTTTGGATATAATTTGCTTTGTGAAATCCAAGAATGCTTATATACTCCTGAACCCACTCCATGAAGATAACACCTCTTATAGTGTTGTGAGAATCTGAATATGTTATAGTCATAAATCCAATCATCCCATACCTTCCTCTCTATGATATATACCTCTTGAAAGGTTTTATAGTCCACCCAAAACTTCCCTAAATACTGCTTCTTGTGTGTTTCCTCACATCTTTTGCATATCTCCTTGAGATTCTCAGGGATAAGCTTTCTATTGAGGTCTGGTATAAACACAGGAGATTTTCTGCAAGGAGACTTTCTTTTCTTCTTATAATTGATGATACCATTAGTAAGGTAGAATCCTCCCCAACAGCCAATATCCTCTTTTTCCTCAAACATGCTATAGAACTTATGCCTAAGATTGTGCCTCTTTGCTGATGTTCTACATCTACCCAAAAACTCAGAGAATACTTTATCAACAGGTCTGCCTACATTAGATAAGAGAAATTTATGAAGGTTTCCACTGAAATAAGGATAACTATCATCAACCCAATTGCTTCTAAACCATCCAGCAACTTTCTCACCTACCCTGTCTATCTTCTTTCTTAAAAACTTCTTATGGAGTCTTGATTTCTTACCACCACCTGACCTTTTAGTTCCAAATTCTATCATGTCTCAAAATAGTTTTACATAAACTCTTTTTACTTCCCCACCCCAATAATACTTGTTATACCACAGTATGATGTGCAGGGTCTCACCTTCTTTCTCTGTCCAATCCAACTTAGGGTCATACCTGATATATGCCCATACTAAGTAGAATAGGAGTAGTATTACTAATACTTTCATTTCTTATCTGGTCTATTACACATGTAATAAAAGTTCCCTTCAGAGAAATACTGCCCTACAGGATACCACATGCTACAAGCATTCTTGAAATATACAAATTCTGCCATATCTCCATCATTTATCTTGGCATTAAGACTATGTTATACTTTTTTTAGTCATAATAACCTTATTATTTAATCAGTTTACACTAAAAAAAAAGAAAGAAAGGGGCAGGCTTATTCAGCATACTCCTTTCTCTTTGCACTGAGATAATTAATCTCCTAACACTTCATAAGTGAAAGATTTACCTCCTACATGCTCACAGGTTCTCTGCAAGTGTGCTTCAAGCCTTTGAGTTTCACTCATGATTGCCCATACCTTAGGCTTAGCCCAGAAGGGACATTCATTTGAGGTCATATATTCATATGCCTCTATACTCATATTGATGTGTTGACTGACTAGCTTTGTAATGAAAGGATAATGTTTGAAATTACCCTTTCTTACTACTTCCAGACCATCTTTTGTCTGTGATGGTTTATTCCTTCTTACCCCTTTTGTTGCTCATGGCAATCATAAGTGCAAGCATTGCATCTTCTACTGTTGCTTCACCTTTGTCTGCCTTAGCCTTTAGCTCCTCTACTATCTTCACCTGTACAGTGTGCTCCAAGGCTTCAATAGTGCCACTCAGCTCCTTTGCATTAAGGAAGATAGCACTTGTTATAATCACCTCAACAGGTGCTTGCACTGTCTTACCTTTGTAGCTCTTTACTAAGTTTTCAACAAGTTCAACATTGGTTAAACTACCACTCTTTTTGCCACCTTTAATGGCTTTTGCAGCATTTTCAAATGACTGCTCATCCAACTTTCTTTCAAGTGGATTCTGTTCTTTTTCTTTCATCTTTTTTTTCTTTTTAGAAAGTGAATAAAAATAGTAAGTTACACACAGTAAATGCTAACTATAACAATGACTATATCAAAAGCAAGAACCTGTACTTACCTAATGAATTTACAGTGTTGTATACACCAAGCAGTGAGTTAGGCACAGTAATTTTCAGTTTGCTTTCTCTTGAGACTTTTCATCCTTCAATGTCTTGAAGAGAAGCATAATAGCCTTGATTAC